AGGGAGTTGTAGAGCAGCCGCGAACGGTTCATCAGGTCGCCGTGATAATCCATCACGCCGTCATTCAACCTGCCCGGATAGTCCTGCAGCAGTTCGATCATGCTCATGTTAACCTGCGCCACGCGATCAGGCACATGCTTCCATGTCTGGTTCATCATCTGCGTCAGCCGTATGCCCAGCGACGCAACAAGCTCGCCGTAGTTGGCAGACGTGACGGTGCGATAGTCGCCCGTCAGCTTGTGAACATACTTATAAAGCTCGTCCGCATTTTGCTGGTATCGTCTTTTCATGGTGGTGATCCTTACCTTGGTTGATAATTGAAGATGAGCGGGCGGACGTGGCTCACACGTCAGGTTTGCACAGGTCCGCCCTGACATAGCCCGTTAGCGACCGGCTACCCGCAATCAAGGGATAGGCTCGGTGGGCATAGGCACTCACGCATGGTCCGCTGTTTCGTACTTCTTGGATATCCTCAATACATCACAGCAGGCACAGGCTGACTGACCACCCGCTTCACTGCCCTCATGCTGCAGCATGCTTAGTCGGGCTCCACGGCTCGTCAGGTTACGCTACCCTTCCGGGTAATAAATAGAGCGTGCATGGTTTACCCGCAGGTTCATACACGCTCTGTCCGACATGGCGTTACTTTTGGCATTTCACGCACAGGTCTAGCCGCTCGGTCTTACGAGTCAACTCTGCGGCTCATGCACACACGTTGCTCGCTCCGTGTGTGGACATTCTATTTCTTGCAGGCAAAGACGAACGCGCGATAGATCGCACGTGCCCAGCCCTGAACGAACCGGCACGCCAGCCACGGCCACATGAAGGCCGTGAACACAAGGATCATAACCCGCACGTTCGGCGGCTCCTTGTATAGTTCTTTCTCCATGGCCACGAGGCAGGCGAAGATGCAGCCGATGGTGAAGTACCCGGCGAGATAAATGTTCAGCATGGCGGTCTTACCTTTCTGGGTAGTCAGTTGAACTCGGAATCGTCGTAAGAATAAAGCTGCACAGTACGCCCGCCGCATCCCTTTGCGAACAGCATCACGTCACCGGGCATATACTCGGCGACGCATCTGCCGTCATACACGCGATGCAGGAAATCAGGAAGCCCGAACACCCGCACCGCATTCCAGAAATGCTGTGAGTACGGCACGAAGCCGACGAAGTGCAGCGCACGCTTCATGGCTTACCTTTCCGGGTAGCAATGCGGACACAGGTCGATCTTCAGACCAATGTCCTTGTATCTGTCGCTCTGGATCATGCCGGACCCGTTGCAGGTCTTGCAGTTCAGCTTGGCGAACAGCGTATCAAGGTCGAAGCCGTCATCGTGCAGTTGACGCTCCTCGGCAGCGGTGATGCGCTTGGACCAGTCGGTGTAGCGTTTGGGCACGTCATACACATCGGGCGGCACTGACCAATCATCCTTGGACTTGGCCAAATGCTCTTTCAGACGTTCACGCCACTGTGCATTAGCACGCTGCGAGGCGCGATACTCGCCGATGATTGCCACGCAGATCACAGAACCAAGCGTGATGGCAGCAACGCCACCCAATGTCAGCGATTGCAAAAGCATGTCAGTTACCTCTCTGGGTAAGTTGGTGGTCGAAAAAGCTGGTGCGGCGCGTGCGTGATGATAGCTGCACACACCTGATACCCCGCGTGAATAACTGAACCCATGCAACGGGTTGCAACCTCACAGTATCTTCTACATGGGCGCTGTGGCCACTTCCGGTAGCTGAACCGTTGCATGGTGTTTGACCGGCATCGAAGATTGCGCGCCGAACCATATCGCCTGTTAGTGGCAGACAACTCCACGCACACAGACAGAGCGTTCCGGCGTTACTGTAGTTGCATGGGCTCGGTTACCCACGCGGGTAGGCTAGTTCACATCGCTGCCGACACTTATCGCCATCGTCACAGGCTCGTCCCGGCAGGCATGCGAACTACATGACACTTTGTCCTTTCTCATCTGACGCATCGCCCTATGCGGAGTGGCACCCGAACGTCCACGCGGCTCGGAGGCAGAGGCGTCTTACCTTCACAGGTAGCTGGTTGTGCCCGTTGCCGCTCGTGGTGATGCTACTCACCGGGGGGGAATGGCCGAGCTACCGGCACGAAGACGATCCTGCACGAAACAGTCGCTTCATGGTTGGTGGGAAAGCAACGGGCACAAGTAGATGCGCCGCCAATGGTCGCCAGCGTTCCCGGTGTTAAGACCGGTGCATCTGCAACACAGTGACGGTGCACCCACTTTTACCCGTCAAGGTAACGTGGAGCGAACAGCCATGGCCTTCCGGCACAAGAGAACGTGAGTAGTGTCCCCACGGTGGTCCAGACAGACGATGGCATGGTATGCACGCTACGATTGACTAGGCTGCACGCGGACTTGTCCGCGCGATTGATGATAGTTGTTCGTGCATAAAAACATCATGCACACTTGTCATGCACACAGGTAAGCATTGCGCGCCACGATCTCGCAACCTGCGATCAACCATGACGCTCAATGCTTACGCTTTGCACACGGGGTCGTTACTCGGCTGCGTCGGAGAGCAACTCGGCTTCCTCTTCCGCCTTCGACGCGGCGCAGGCATCGGCGAGCGCCTTCTCGGCGGCGGCATCCGCAGCAGCCTTGGCGCGACGGGCCAAGACTTCCTCGGCGGCAGCGAGCGCCTTGTCGTCCTTGGTGATGGCAGGCACCTTGCCGTCCATCGTCCTGATCTGCTCGGCCACCGAGAGAATGGCATCCTGCAGATTGGTCAGGTCCAGCTTGCTGTTGTCCTTGTGCAGCTTGTCGGACAGGGAAGACATGCGCTTGTAAAGGTCGATGACCTTTTCGATCTCGTCCTTTTCTTCCGGCTGCTTCGACAGCATCGTTTCGATCTCGTCGGAAGAATACTCTTGGTCCGGCCTCGCAACCTGTTCACGAGCAACCTTCACCATGGCGTCATAGGCAGAGAGCTTCATCGGGTTCTCCGGGTTGTTACCCAAGCGGGTAATCACGTCCGAGGCGCGATTGAATATCTTCACCCCGTCCACGTCCTTGAGCGCACCCAGCTTGATGAACTGGCGCGTCTTGGAGACCTGCACTTCATGGGAGGCAGTCGCCTTCCATTCAATGCCTTTCTCGGCAGCGATACCCTTGGCGAAAGAGCCGTAGTATTCATCGGCATCTTTTGGACCGGCGAAGCCACGGTTACCGGCTTCGACCGCAAGCGCAGCCATTGCCGGGCGTGAGTTCATGCCCTTGCCAAAGTCACGGCCAAGACCCTGCATCCGCTTCAAGATGCTGTCCTTGGTCATGGACTGATTGGTGGTGTTGTCCTGAGTTAACGTCGTCATAGTGGTGATCCTTTTAAGATTTACCAGCATGACTTACCAACATGGGTAAGTCCATGCTGGCCGGTTTAGCTACCCGATTGGGTAACTTTATAACAATGCCATAGGCTATTGTTATAATGTTGCAAGTTCGTACACTTAACGTGCAACATTATAACAATTTCGTACACCTAACGCGCAAGATTATACGGAAATGAAGAATTAGAAAGTGTTAAGTTGTTGAATAGGCTAGGTTTTTCTAATTCTTTAATTCTTTACGGAAAAAAAGGACACGACTAGTAGCCATTACATTCGTACCCCTCTTTGGGGGGGTACGAGGGGTACGAGGGGTACGAAGCTATGTATTTCTCTATTTAAAGAATAAAGAATAAAGAATAAAGAACAATATCTATATAAAACAGCCACTTAAAATTCTTTGGTTGTTCTGCCGTACAGATACAACTTCCGCTGACAGAAACTGAAATGGAACTTTAAAGAGAGAGGCGCTTGGTGCAGCCTATAACAGCCGCGCCAAGCGCCTAATCTTATTTTATCATCCTTGGCCATGCCGAGCTAAGACATAGCCAAAGTTAGAGCAGCCTTCCTTCCGTTGACTAACGGGCCACATGGCTGATCCTTGCCAGAGCTTACGGTTCGGGCAGCGCATTATCGCGGCACGCTACTTGCACCGTACATTAGGGGGACCATCCTACCGTCAGCCGGGTCATAGGGTTACTGCTTTGGGCGCTTGTCATAGTTCGCGCCTACCCTCACGGGTAACCCTGCCTTGCTAACATGTTGAAGGCTTTGCATCTTTTCCGCGTGCGATCCCAAGGGGAGCGGGGTCCTGCCACCGTGCCCTGATTAGGCTCCCGGCCAGTCATTCTCTCACGTCACCCGATAGCGCGGGATCATACCGGACGGTCCCGGCACTCGACACCCCGCGAACTCACAAATCGAGCCGCGATCCTAGCTTTGTCCCCCGGACTGTCTCTTGGCTTTTCCCTGCCAATCCCGGATGGTAAACCGCCCCCACACGGACCTATTCCCTGTGGGCAGCAGGCACGGTAGCGGGAAATCGCCGCTTTCGCAGTCACCGTTTTGCCCATATATTTGAGGGGCTTACAGCATACGGAATTAGGAACTTACCCCATGGGGTAGGCCGGGGGGTATGCTGGACAGCCGGGGTGGGGGGTGGCACGGCCCCTATTAGGGAGGTCAGAAATATAGAACCTTGAAAATCTAATTGGGTCCACATAGAATATGATTATGGTCGCAGTTAAGGGGATGAAGTGGCGGGTTACCCCAGAAAGAACCGCCCACCAGAAATTTAGACAGGCTACCCGGAAAGCCTATTTCCGATGGCAAAATATGATGCGTCGATGTTACGATCAGAAGCACCCTAAATTTGGGCTTTATGGCGCACGCGGAATATCAGTCTGCGATGAGTGGCATGATTTTTATGCCTACTACCGGGACGTGGGCGACGCCCCTGAAGGTTTAAGTTTTGACAGGGTGAACAACCAAGGTGACTACACCCCGGATAATTGGCGGTGGGCCACCCCCAAGGAACAGATAGCTAATAGGAGAGCCTACCGCCCACGCCGAAAAAAATTGCCCGGTGGCACCACGCTTTAATTTTGATAAATTTTAACGCGCACATTTTAATTGAAAGCTGGCCATTACCCTTGTAGGTAATCCCCGTTCTGTGCGGCAGAGCAACGGGCTTTGTAAACCCGGCTCCACTGTGCCGAGATCGGTCCCGCCTTAAACGTGCGGTATCCATTCACGGCCACTGCGGCACCCGCCCTCGACATGGTTGCCCCCTGATGGTGATGCAACAGATGGTGATGCAACAAGTGACGGCGGGAGGTCGCGCTCTATATTGACTGCGCTGCCCTCCACGCCGCGTGGGCGTGTCGATTCGCTGCACTTAGTTATTTTATAGAAGCGCCGATCAGTTGCGCCAGCACCCAGAACGCCAGCCCAAGCCAGCCGGTCTGCAGCGGGGGCCATGCGTGGCCGGTGGCCGCGATGAGAAAGCAGATCAAGGCGAGAATCATTAAGATCGTGACGAGCATGGCGATCTCCTGTTCAATGCCCCCGAAGCAGCTTATCACCTTCTTGTTTCCTCTCCTGTGGTTGAACTTGACCTGACAGGGCGAAGCGACTTATGTGGCCGTAGGCCACCGGGACGTCCGTCCCGAAAGTAGCGCAGCCGATAAACTGTCAGGTCTTTTTTCACACAGTCTGTAATCCGATTTTACAAATGTGATTCGGCTGGCTAACCTGTTCAACGGGTTAACCACTGGCACGGATCGTGCTTTGGTTTCTGGGTCGCGCGGGGCTCTCCAACCAAAGAAGGATTTTCAATGAGGAAGGTATTGCTATCCGGCATTGCCCTGCTCGCCCTGACCATGAGCGCGCATGCCGATTTCATGTTCCAGACTGGCAACCATCCCACCGCCAGCGAGGAAAACATCCTCTTTCAGCAGAAGTACACCAACCTGCCGCTGTTCAACGGCTTCACCAACCAGTCGAATGTGCCCATCCTGTTCAGCATTCCGAACGGATTCGGTTCGTTGCAGACCGAAGGTGCGATCAGTGACAGCGGTATCGGTCAGGCCGATATCACCTGTTCGGTGGGCGGCGGGTGCGGGACCTTCGCCGGTGGGGGAGCAAACGGTCTGCAGCTTGAGGATTTGGAGATCAGGCTTGCGCCGGGTTTCGGAGCCACGGATTTTATCGGCAATCTGGACTTCGGCGAAGGCACTTTCGATATCAATGTCATCGACCAGATGGGTGCCAGTTTTGATTACACGCTGGGCAACGGTCAGAACTTCTTCACCCTGACCGCCATCAACGGCGAAGTCATCACCGACATTCGCATCTTGGGCGAGCAGCTTGATCCCAACGGCCACATCGGCTTCAACGACTTCAAGCAGCCGCGCATCAGCGGGCTCTGCGCTCTGCAGGGTCCGACCTGCACCGTCATCCCGGTGCCCGAGCCCATGTCTCTCAGTCTCTTTGGTGCCGGTCTTGTCGGGCTTGGACTGTTGTTTGTCCGCAAGCGCGGCGCGCGTGAAGGAGCGGTATGATTACCCGCGTGGGTAAGTGATTAAATGGTCTGAAATTGAATACTTCGTGGGGCGTTCGGTAATCGAAGGGCTGGCCGGTCTGCGAAGGAAGTGGCGGTGGTGGTTCAGGCGGTAACGGTTCCCCCAAGTCCCAGCACCCGATCTGAGCCGTCACTGGCAATGATGCACTGACCCCGGCTAATCCATTGACCCCCTGTTGACGGCAGTGCCGGGGTCAGGTCCACCCGCCCGTTGGGACGGGTTTGCGGGCGGTAATCGGCCTGTGCAGCTTCGACATAATCATGTTCTGCATGCCGCCGTGCGCCGCACCGGCTGCGTATTGGAGGGCGTCAACAGGATGTGTGTATTCCGCTCCCGCTCCTGTCTTGTCTGGCGTCGGCTTGCGGACACCGGCTTTGGTCTTGCCATAGCGGTAGCCGCCCGCCATCGCCCGAATGAGCTTGGGACAATAGCGGCGATCAAAAAGTATGGCAGGCCCTCCGTCGCGGCTTCCGAGAAGGTAGCCTTCGACGGCGCGGATTCGCGGCTCGATATCGTTGGTTGCGCCGGGGTATGCCATGAAGCCCGCGCGCTTACATACGTCGAAAGTTGTTTCCTCATAGATGCTCGAACGCTGGATGCCTGCCGGGTCGCCTATGATGACGAACGGGCGTCCGAAATAGCGCGTTGACATGAGCGCGGGTCGGAGGCCCATGTTCAGGTGAAGCAGCAGGCCCACGTCATCAGCGGGTACTTCACCGAGAACGAGAAGGCGACCCTTGTGGTCGAGTTGCGTGATGATGCTCCATGGATCACGGCCAAAGTCTTGGCCTATGATGAGGGGGTGCCCTACAACCGGCTCAATAGCGTCAACGACATGCCAACTCATTTTGAAGGTTTCACGAAAGACAGCGGTGCCGGTCGGGTCATCGCCATACTGAGCATGAACGTAGCGCCGGACCCAGTCAGGACTTTTCGAGGTAGCGAGCCGCTCGTAGTATTTGCGACCCTGCGCGATGCGGCGCGGGTCATTCACCGCGAGCTTGATGGTTTCCTCAGTCTGGACCAGATAGGGGAGATTCTCAGCCTCAAGTGTCAGACCGCCCGGTTGCTTGAACCAAGTCCAGTCCGAGGGGGGTTCGATCTCCATGTATTTATGCCAGTCCGACCCCTCGGCGGGAAAGTTGGTGTCGGCGATGATGCCGTACCAAGTTGGGTTGCCGAGCTTACCCGAAGGGTAACGACCGCACCGGCCAGCGATGGATGGGACAAGGTCCACATCCATTTCGATGCACTCGCTCATCCACGCCCCGGTCAACTGGCTGGACAGCAGGCGCTTCTGATCCTCGGGGTTTTCGAGCGGTATTGGGACCCACTCGCTGCGGACGTCGCCGAAATTAAGATAAACCGTTGATTCACTTACCTTAAATTCCGCGACCTCCTTCAGCCAGCTTAGAATGTCTTTAAGGACGGTGCCCTTCAACTGGGTCAGCGTTTGTCTTACGATGGCGAAGCGGGTGTATCGCAGGCCATCTTCTGCTGGGTGCTGCTCAACGGCACGGCGAAACAGTTCCCACAAGCAAGCGGTGGTTTTCCCTGAACCCACCGGGCCTGCGATGCCCCTGAAAAATGATTCGGACTTCATAAACGCCGCGCATGTCGGCGGTGCTGTATAGTCGGTGTGGCTCATGGGCCTACTGGTCTAAGACAGCGGGAGCCGGTGCCGGGGCCGAAACCTTCAAGACCTGATCCGCGCCAAGGTTGATCGTGACGCTGAATTTTTCCGCGCCACCATTGGTGGCTACAGTTGATTTGCCCATTCCTGCAAGCTGCCCGAACACTTCCAGTGCTTTTACCTTGGCCGGTAAGTTCTCGTTGGTGTCGTGCATGCGGGCATAAAATTCAGGCATGGCTTCTTCGATGCAGGCCAGTGCTTTGATTCGCACCCGCTCTGCGGTGTTCATCGCCCTGTTCCATTCCTCCATCTGCGTCTGCAGCAAATAGATGAAGCGGGGATTGTCCTTGATCTCGTTCCAGCGGGCTTGCGTGATCTCGTGGTTCCGCAGAATCGTTTCGAGGGGATGAATGTCCATGGCGATCTCACGCGCGAGGGTGAGGAACATGGTATCATTACCCACAGGGGTAACTGGAACAGTTGCGTTCATCCCTCTGTTGTGTCATCCGTTTATCGGCTGGTCAACACTTTGGGGCTTTGATGGCTGCTGCCGTTCCCGCAAATACACTTTTGCGCGTAGTCCCGCCTGCGACGCTGGACAGAGAACTGGCGCAGCAAGCCGTCACCAAAGCCCAACAGGAAGACCAAGCAAGGCAGGGCAATCAGGATTTGTCTTCGCTTGCGGCCTATGTGCGCCGCCAGTGGGACATGATGAAGAACCACCGCAACACCACGGCTGGCTGGTCCGAGCGTCTTCTGCAAGCCCTCCGCGCCTTCAACGGTCAGTACGACGCGCAGAAACTTTCGCAAATCCGCCAGTTCGGCGGGTCCGAAATTTATGCGCGAATCATTGCCGTGAAGTGTCGCGGCGCGTCCGCGCTTCTGCGCGACGTGTACCTGTCGCCCGACCGGGCGTGGGGCATCGAGCCACCCGATGACCCCGAAATTCCGCCTGAGATACAGCAGGCCGTTCAGCAGTTAATCCAAGGTGAAATTCAGACGATGGTGCAGGCGGGACAGCCGCCCAACGTCACCCAGATACGCGACCGCGTCACCCAGATGACGGTCGCTGCGCGTGACGCCGCCAAAAAGAAAGCCGCCGACCAAGCCGCCATCGCCGAAGATAAGATCGACCAAATCCTCAAGGAAGGTGGCTTTTATAAAGCCATGTCCGAGTTCTTGGTGGACCTGCCCCTGTTCCCCTTCGCCGTCATCAAGGGGCCGACCGTGCGAATCGTTCCAACCGTGACGTGGAGCAAGGGCATGGCGGTGACGTCCAACGTGCCCAAACTTTTCTGGAACCGGATATCGCCGTTCGATATCTGGTGGACGCCCGGTGTCGCCGATATCGAAGACGCCGAGATCATTGAGAGGCAGAAGTTCACCCGCGCCGACCTGAATGATTTGCTGGACCTGCCCGGCTACAACATCGCCAACATTCAAGCCGTTCTGGACCTCTACGGGCAGGGTGGGGTCAACGAGAACTGGGACTCCACGGACAGCGAACGTGCGGCCTTGGAGAGCCGTGAAAACCCCGCGCTTAATCGTTCGGGCCTGATTACCTGCCTCGAATATACCGGCAACGTGCAGGGCAAGATGCTGCTGCAGTATGGTATGACGCCGCAGCAAATCCCCGATCCCAGCCGCGATTATTTTGTTCAGTGCTGGCTGATCGGCAACTACATCATCAAGGTCCAGCTTGGCGCGAGCCCGCGCAAGCGCCACAATTATTTTGTCACGTCATTCGAGAAGGTGCCGGGTACCCCGGTGGGTAATGCGCTGCCCGATATCCTCTCGGACATTCAGGACGCCGGAAATGCGACGCTTCGTTCGTTGGTCAACAATGTCAGCATTGCGTCGGGGCCACAGGTTGTTGTCAACGACGACCGCCTCGCCTCGGGCGAAGACGGAGAAAACCTGTTCCCTTGGAAGCGGTGGCACGTCACCAACGACCCCATGGGTCAGTCCTCCACTTCCAACAAGCCTGTGGATTTCTTCCAGCCGGACAGCCGAGCGCAAGAGCTACTTGGCGTTTACACAGCGTTCGTCGGGATGGCGGACGATCTATCGGCGATCCCAAAATATCTTCAAGGGGGAGCCAGCGGCGGTGCAGGACGCACCGCTTCTGGTCTCGCCATGCTTATGGGTAACGCCTCGAAAATCCTGCAGACTGTCGCAGCAAATGTGGACCGGGATATCTACGAGCCCGCCCTGAATGCGCTGTTCGATATGATTTTACTGACCGACACTTCCGGGCTCCTGACGGGCGAGGAAAAGGTCCGAGTGCTTGGCGTGTCTGTGGCCACTCAGAAAGAGACACAGCGAGCCCGGCAACTCGAATTTCTGCAGATCACTGGCAACCCGGTGGACATGCAGATCATCGGACCCGCTGGCCGCGCCGAGGTTTTGCGCGCCGTGTCCAACACCATCGGTCTCGACGGTGCCAAGATTGTGCCGAGCGATCAGGACATTCAGGCGCAGCAGGCGCAGGCGAAAGCCGCAGCGCAAGCGCAAGGAGCGCCCGGACATGCCGTACCCGGTGGTCCCGGTCAGCCGCCGCAGCCCGGTCAAGGTGGTTCGCCGCCCGGCCCCGCTGTTAATGGGCAGCAGGGACCGGTGACGAGCATCGCGGGAGGACCGCAGTAATGGTGCGGCGCGACCCCGATCATCCCTTGACTGATGTTGACCACTACAACAGCAAGCTCATGCCTTCGCAGGCGGCGGGCTACCAGAAATGGTTGAACACGCTGCCCGAGGGCATGGATCGTTCTGGGTCCGACTATGATCTTCATGGTGCCTATCTCGCTGGCGAACAGCCTGCGGTGACGGGTCATCTGACGGATCGCTTTAAGAAGCCGAATCATCCTACGTTTTCGCAAGAGAGCCAGTACAGCACGCCGGAAAATCAGGGCGGACAGTGGTCGCAGCCAGCATCAGGAGTTACCCCGCTGGGTAACCCCGGTGGCAACCCCGAGGATAACGAGAAGCATTTAAGCTACGTTTTCAAAGCATCGCCTGACATGATGAAGACGCGCACGCCTGAACAGATGAACGATTACTTCAGGCAGCAGGAGCCTAAAGCAATTCTTGTTGCTCCGTTGCCCGATATCCCTTATTCACAGAAGGAGAACTGACATGGCGAAAATTGGCACCATGGCGGTGACTGGTCCCGGTATTTCGACACCGGCACCACTCCCCGGCATCCCACACGTCGCCAAGGCTGCTTCTCTGCCGACTGCCCCAAAGCCTCGGCAGAACTTGACCCAGATCAGAATTACGCCGCCAAAGCGTCTGTCCGGTCAGGCCCCGAAGATCAAGCCACCCAAACCCAACCCGAGTTTTTGAAGGAGTTCACACATGCTTGGTAAAGGTCCGATGCTTGGAGCCGGTTCTGGCTCCGACGACATGGAAGGCAAGAAGCAGCGCCAGTCCTATCCCGGCAAGGGGAAGATGGGACCTGACGGCAACAAGGAGAAATCCGAGAAGGCTCCGTCAGGTGCGAAGTCGTTCAGCTTCCTTGAAGGCGGCGGCAACAAGATGATCCAGAACACGTCTGCAACTCCGCAGGAGCCCGGCCAGTCTGCGTCGCAGAAGGGCAGCGGCGCGAAGGGATTTGCCGCAGGCGGTTCGGGCAAGATGTACCACGAGGGCAACGCCGCCAACCCTGCCGAACCGGGCACCAGCGATCCGACAACCGCTGACAAAAGGGGTGATTCGAAGTTCGCCGAGGGCGGCAAGACGAAGATGTTTGGTCCGCAGACTGCGAGTGCAGCCGTTCCGGGGCGTTCGAGCGCCGCCAATGGCTAGTCGCGGTTTGCCGGGACTTGCGGGGGGTGGATCATCTCTGTCCATGGGCCATAAACAGTTGGCTACCGGGACGGAGATGATGCCATCCCGCCAAGCTGTCCAAGGATTTGGGCAGAACCCGGCGCGGCAAAACATCAACGACTACTCCAAGGGCGTTTCGACCTTGACGCCCACCAATGTTCTTACCCGTGTGGGTAACCCGGCTGGATAACCATGCGGACTGCAAAAGAGACACTTGTTATTGCCTGCGCTGAAATGGTGCAGACGGAAGTGGGAAAGAAATTTGTCGAGGCATATGCCCCTTTTGTGGAGGAATGCCGCGAAGCGTTAGTGATGGCACCGCCTGAGCATATGGCCTATGCACAGGGCGTGGCGCGTCAGGGTACCGTACTTTTGAGGATGATCTTGGACAGCCGGGAAACCGCCATGAAGATCATCGCCAAGGAAGAAGCAGCTAAACAAAGGGGTTCTTGATGGCTTACAAATATATTGATCCGAGCGATATAGCAGGCGTCTTGGCCTCTATGCCCTCGCAGACCGAGCAGTTCAACACGTTGGCGAATGCGGCTGGCCAGACCTTGACCGTGCAGCAGATGTTGCAGGGCAATCTGGACCGTTCCGGCGCAGCCGCCGTGTCTGATACTACGCCGAGTGCCGCCCAGCTTGTTGCTGGCAAGAAGGGCGTCGCGGTCGGCGATGTGATCCCGTTGTCGATCCGCAACCGCAACACTGGTTTGCTGACGCTGGTCGCCGGTTCGGGCGTGACGCTGGATGGCACCACGACCATCGCCACCGTCAACACGCGCCAGTACAAAATCCGCTTTGTCAACGTGACTCCCGGCAGCGAAGCCGTGACGATCTCTGGCATGGCGGTTGCCGCGAACTAACGAATCGTTTTAAGAAATTTTCAGTCGATGGGGGGCCGCTTCATTGCGTCCCCCCATTTTTATTTGAGGCCAACACCGAAAGTACGTCGCCCGTTGGGGGCCAACGCCTTTCGCATGGAGGAAGTGCATGTCTGCTGCCAGTGAATCGAAACTGCCCATCGACCCGAATGTGAAAATGCCGCGCGCTGTGCGCGCCGCCCAAGTCGCTTCCGATGCCGCGTTCAAAGCGCAGTTCGGTGCCGAGGGTCAGGTACCCAACCTGACGAACCCCGAGCCCACCGCCATCGTCCCCCCGACGCCGCCCGACAAGCCTGTTCCGACGCCTCCGAAAGTCGAGCAGTCTTTCCAGCAGGCTCCTTTTACCCAGCCGGGTAAGACCGTTCCTGACACAGACGAAGGCAACCCCAACGAAAGCTGGGAGAATCGTTATCGCTCGCGTGAAGGTCGTCTGAACAAGGCGAATGACACCATCAGGCAGCAGCAGGGCACGATCACCAATCTGGAAAACCGCAACCGCGAACTTGAGAACATGCTGGCGCATGTCAGCGCGCAGCCGCCGATGCCGCCGCAGAACCAGCCGGTGCCGCGTGAGCTTCGCGCCGAATCACTCATCACGCCGGAAGAACGCGCCGCTTATGGCGACGAGTTCATGGATGTGGTGGCGCGCGTAGCGCAGGCACAGAATCAAAATCTGCTCGGCGAAGTCCAGACGCTCAAGCAGCAGTTGGGCAATGTTGTCGGTCATCAGACGCAGAATGAGCGGGAAAGCATGAAGGCTGCTCTGACGTCCGCTATTCCAAACTGGCGCGAACAGAACCATGACGCATCTTTTCTTGCGTGGTTGCGCTTGCCAGACCCGTTCTCTGGTGTTAATCGTGGGGAACTGTTGAAAGACGCATGGGATCGGAACGTCACCCCTCGCGTGCTGTCTATCTTCAAAGGCTACCTCGCCGAAATCGGTGAACTGCCCGGACCAACTCCTGCCCCTGCCGGTAATGGCAGGCCCAGCTTGGAAAGTTTCGCGGCTCCCGGTCGTGCGAAAGTCGAGGCAACCCCGCAGGGCAATCCCTCGAACAAGCCGATAATTACCCGCGCCCAAATTGCCCAGTTTTATGCCGAAGTCCGTCAGGGCCGTTACAACGGTCGGGACAAGGAAAAAGCAGAAGCAGAAGCGATGATCTTCGCTGCGGAGCGGGAGGGCCGTATCAAATAAACCAATTCCTTAAGGGGGTTCTCCAATGGCATTTCCTGTCGCATCTGGTGGTTCACTTTACCCGTCTGGCGGTACCGCAAATACCTTGCAGGCGACTGGCTTCATTCCCGAAATCTGGTCGGGAAAGCTGGTGGAGAAGTTCTACGCCAGCACCGTGCTGGCCGCGATCTCCAACACTGACTATGAAGGCGAGATCAAGAACGCTGGCGACACCGTGCATATCCGCACGAAGCCGACCATCACCATCAACAACTACCAAGCGGACATGAACCTGACGCTTCAGCGTCCGTCTGGTAACAAGATCGACCTGCTCATCAATCAGGGCAAGTATTTCAACACGATCTTGGACGATGTGATGGACGTTCAGTCGGACCTGAACAACCTGAGCATCTGGTCGGACGACGCCGCCCAGCAGTTGAAGATCACGATTGATTCGTCCGTCCTCACCGGCATTCTGCATGGCGCGGCGGCGACCAATCGCGGTACCACCGCTGGCGCGATCTCCGGTGTCATCAATCTGGGTGTCTCTGGCACCCCGATCATGCTGGTGCCGCGTTCGCCGACCACCGGTCAGGTGGAAATCCTCGACCTCATCCTGCGTCTGGGTCAGGCGCTCGACGAGCAGAATATCCCCGAGGAAGGCCGTTGGGTTGTTCTTCCCGCTTGGGCCGCAGCCCAGTTGAAGTTCTCCGATCTCCGTCAGGCTTACCTGACCGGTGACCAAGTCTCGGTCATGCGGAATGGTCGCCTCGGCATGATTGACCGCTTCACGCTGTACTGCTCCAACCTCCTGCCCGCTGGCGTTGCCGGTGGTCTGGCTGCTGGCGAGACCGCGATCTATGCCGGTCACGCTCACGGCCTGACCTTCGCTTCGCAGGTCACCAAGGTTGAGACCCTGCGTTCCGAAATGACCTTCGGCACGATCCTGCGCGGACTGCAGGCTTACGGCTATAAGATCGTGGACGGGACCGCAATCGCCGAAGCAATCGTGACGCATTAAGGTAGTTACTGTATAACCCTCTCCATAGTGATTCTGTGGAGGGGGTTATGCCTTTTAAGTCGATTGAAGAACGTCGCGCTTAAGCGCGTGAGTATCTTCGGCGGCTAAGGAAAATCCAGAAGTGCTTCACAAAGCGGCTTTGCTGCTGAAGGAGTATCATGGCGCTTAGTGTTGTCTCCGACTACCTGACCCGCGCCCGTACCATGCTGCTGGATAATCTGGCTCCGTATCGGTATTCCGACGCGGACCTCACGTTTTATCTGGACGAAGGCATTCTCGAATCGCGGCGTCAGCGGCCTGATCTCTGGTTGCCTCTGTCTGGCGGTGTGATCCCGCAGTACAGCGGCCAGCCGACGACCACGACTGTTGTGATCGACCAGCAGTACCGGCTTGCGTTCGTCTATTACATGGTCGGACGCGCCATCATCATCGACCAAGAAGACACGGAAGACCCGCGCGCTGCGGGCTTTATGAACAAGTTCAACACCACGTTGAATGGCGGTGGCCCATGACTTTCGCCGCGACTGACGTCAACCGCTTCATGGACAATGCGCGGGTCTCTATGCCCGGCGCACTCGACGGCGCGATCCAGCAGGCGTTCTTCAACGCCCTGACCGAGTTCTGCGACCGCACAAATCTCTGGTACGAGGACATTCCGTTCGCGGTGCCGACTGGCGCAGCCATGGGCGATACGATTATGTTACCCACGCCGGTAACTGGCGGCATCCCGAACCGGCTAATTTACGTCATCGACAGCAACGAGTTTCAGCGCAAGATGAGCATGCCGCAGCCCGGTGTGCTTCAGTTTGGCATGCCAGTGGACACAGGATCGACGTGGATGGCGCGCGTTGCGTTGTGCCCCACTGATCCGATCTCTACGTCAGTCGGCACGGCTGGCTTCCCTGAAGCCCCTGCTTGGCTGCTGCCGCAGTATTACAAGGGGCTTCTATCCGGCACCATGTCGGAAATGCTGATGCAGCCCGCCAAGCCTTATTCAAACCCCAAGCTGGCGGCGTACCACATGGCGATTTTCCGTGGCGCAATCTCGCGCGGAAAGACCGAGTTCAGGCACCAGAACCTCTATAACGCGAACGTCTGGCAGTTCCCGCAGGAGACTGCCCAGATGACCGCACAGAAGGCGCGCACATGACCCTGACGGTTAAGCACAACTTCGTTTCGGCCAAGGCGGATGGTACCGATCCGACGATGATCCAGCCGTCGAACTGGAACGACAATCACAATATCCAGATGGGGGCAGGTACCCTGCTGGGTAACTCGTCCGGCGTTGCTGGCCCTGCCGGGGAAGTTCCGATTGCGACCCTGACGCCCAACGCCAACATGATTATCAATGGCGATTTTCTGGTTGACCAGAGAAATAATTACGTCCCGGTCTCGGTGAACAATTCCAACAGCGGCCTCTACACCATGGACCGTTGGCTGACTTATTGTCGTGTCACTGGCACGGCTAATCAGCTAACCGTGCAGAATTATGCTGCTGGTTCGCCAGTTTCGCGCGTTTGTTATGTCAACGTCGCCACGGCGGGGCTATCCACCGATCCGAACGATTACATCGGTGTCCAGTACACCATTGAATTGTGCGATCTCTTGGCGGCTATGTGGGGTACGCCAGCAGCCAAGCCGATCACGATTAGCTTCTGGGTCAATGGTTCGGTGGCGGGGACTTATGGTCTCGGCCTGCGTGACAACGCGACTACCCGTTATTATATCGCCAGCTACACCATCAACAATGCGAACACTTGGGAATTTAAGACCATCACCATTCCCGGCGATGTTGGCGGCGCAAATTGGGGTACCGGTAGCTCTGCTGGCAATGTCCCCGGTGTTCGATTGTTCTTTGACCTCGGCTGCAACACCGGCACGTCAGACGTGGCGTCAAGCACATGGGTTGGCGGCGGTGCCAAATTCGGTTTGACCGGTGGCGTCAAAATTGGTCGCAACAATGCGGGTGCAAACTGGTATATCGGCCAAGTCAAAGTCGAACTCGGGTCCACGGCTACGCAGTTTCAGAGCGATGGCTATGCGGCGACTTTGGCAAAGTGTCAGCGGTACTTCCAAGTCTTCGGTCAGACCGGCAACAGCAGCAGCGTTGTTCAGATGGCGACGGGCTACATGAATACTGGCTGGCAAGCCATCATCCCATTGCCGCTATACCCGTCGATGCGGACAACGCCATCGGTCAGGCTTCCCGACAGCTACGGCTATTACGCGATCCAGAATTATCAGGGCAGTCAAGGTTCAACGGCGTTGTCTATGAGTTACAACGCGAGCAGCGGGAGCCCAAATCTGATCCAGCTTGTTTTCAATCAGCCGGGTGGCAACACGCCGTTCCCGACCAATATCCCGGTCAATTTCAATGCCGCCGTTGGCGTGGCGCGCGTGTTTGCAGATGCGGAGCTTTAAATGAGAACCTACAAATTTATCATGTCTCTACCTATGGCACCGATAACAGGAGCGGGGCCAACGCCCCCGCCGTCAGTTACCAGTATCCAATTCGATACCGAGGGGGCTGGCTCTTACTTGCCGTTGAACATGGCGAACGCCGATTGCGCGCGGTTTGTTGCCGAGTGGCAGGAGGGCGCGACTGTCTATGATGCCAATGGCGTCGTCATACCCTATTCCGACGCTGCCTTGGCTGCGCTCAACATCATTTCACTGACTTAAGAGGGGGTTCATGCTGCATTACATCGCTATCGTTCTCAGTCTTCTGATTATTGTCCTGACCTATGGGGACGTCTGGACCACCCTGAAAGCACTTACCCTGCCGGGTAACCGGGAAGCCAATCCGGTCATGCGCTTTTTCATGGCGGCGCTGGGTGGCAAGTGGATCATCGTCCGCTTCCTGTTTTCATTCGGGATCATCTGGAACGCCCTGCAGAAAGGCGCACTCGCGCATCAGGGTCTTATCGACCTGACGCTGGCAGCTAACGTCCTGTTGCTTTGCTATGTGGTCTATAACAACCTGAAAGTGGCGAAACTCATCAACGCCTAGTATTTCGCCCGCGAATCAAACTAAGAAGGAACAGTTCACCAAGGCCCTTTAAAGGACCACCATGTTCATCTTTGATGTGAAGGCTGGTCGCATCACAGAGAACGGCAACCCACTGGAAGGTGGGGACACTGTTTATTCTGGGGTACCCGAGTGCCGCAACGACCCGGCACATGAGCAGGAAGTCGGGCGGGGGCCTATCCCTCGCGGCAAGTATAAAATCGGCGTGGCGTATGACGATCCGGGGCATCTGGGGCCGGTGGTCATGCGGCTCTATCCGCTTCCCGGCACGAACGTCTTTGGCCGGGACGCTTTCCGCATCCATGGCGACAACGAGAACCACGACGCCAGCCATGGCTGCGTGATCGTGCCTCATCTGCTTCGCTGCCGGATCGCCAAAGCTAACGACAGGATATTGCAGGTCATCTGATGTTGCGCTGGCTGGGGGGCCTTAACTGGGACAAGATCAACGAAGTCTGTACTTCGTTCGCGCGTCCCTATGTCATGTACGCCGGGGGCACCGCCACCGCGCTCGCCTGTCTCAATAAGGACACCGCCCCCGTCGCCCTGCCGTCCATGGCAGCGATTCTCAGCGCCTATGTGGGCGGTCGCACCATCGAAAAAGTGACCAACATAAAAGTTACCGCGCAGGGTAAGGACGCCCAATGAACATCGACCTGAACCCCATCGACGTGGAAACGTGGATCGTCAAGCACTTGGTTGTGATCGCCATTGTCTGCGGGATCACCACCGGCATTGCCTGCTGGGTGATGCTGCATCAGCACCAGATCGCCAAAGCGGCCATGGCGGTCCCGGTTGCACAACAGAAGCTTAACGCCGCACAGGCCACGGCTGGTGGCGATGCGGTCAATCAAATCAGTGCCAACCAGCATAAAAGCGAGCAGACCGATGCCCAGACACAAAAGCTGGTACAGAATTTTAACACTTATCCTGCTGCCAAAAATACCGTTGATCCTGCTCTTTTTGGGACTTTCCGTGACGGTATCTGCATGTATGAGTCCGCAGCCCGTCTTCCTGAATGCAGCAAGCTGCAGCGCCCTGATCCCTGATGACTGGAAGGCTGGGTCTATCCCCAGCGCCAGCCTGCCGATTGAGAACACTGTGGGTGCCCTGATGGCGTTTGGAACCGCTCAGACCGGTCAACTGGACAAGGCGAACAGCCGGACCCGCGACACGATCACGATTATTTCGAACTGCGAATCACTTCTTAAGACTGCACAGGCGGCTATTCAGCCTCAACCGTGGTGGAAGTTGTGGTGAGCGATCAGATCATGTTGGAGATACAGCGTACCCTCGGCAGGTTGGAAGCCGAGCAACGAGCCTTGCGGCAGGCGACCGAGCAGGGTTTTGAGAGCATCAGGAAAGATTTCGCCCAGCACAAGTTGGACGACACTCAGTCTTTTACCGCCATAACCGAGGCTTTGGCGCAGCTTAAGACGACTGACGCCGTGCTGGACGTGAAAGACAAGCACATTCGGACCATCGGGCGATGGATCATTAGCGCCTGCGGCTCACTCGTGCTATTCGTTGGGACGACAGTGGTGGCGTTCGTGACCCACCATCTGCAAATTCGATAGGAGAGAAAATGTCTGACCAAGGTCAATATCCCGGTTATCCCGGCTACCCCGCCCAGCAGGCCGCGTCTGCCCCCGATGTTACCCAGCAGGGTAACCAGCAGACCCCCGGTGTTGCTTCGTCTTTCACTGAGGACATGAACACTGGCGTTGCCACCGCTCCCGCGACCGACACCACGCCCGGTGCGATCTCACTGCAGCCCGGCCCTGCCGATCCTGACCGGGTGCCCGATGCCGTGGCGGAAACGAAAAAGCCTGATTACATGCCTCCGTCGATTGGTGAGGAAATGGATGTGGGCGCTGCGCGCGTGAAGTACCATCAGGAACGCGAAGCTATGCTGGCGGCGAAGCGGGCCAAAGACCAGTCTGAAGAACAACAGGTTGCTGCTGCTGCGGAGGCGAACAAGGCCCTGTAATGGTCGCTCTGAAGGTCACTGCGTTCGGCGGCATGATCCCGGCACAGGGCGACACGCTCTTGCCAGAGCAGAATGCTGCGCTCGCGCAGAACACCTTCTTGGACTCCGGGGAAGTCTATGGCATCCGGCAAACGAAGCCGGTTCACACCATGGTCAACCCCGGCTGGAAATACGTCTTTCGTGTGCCGCTGGGTCCGCCTGACAAAGACCATATGAGCAATTCATATTGGTGGGAGTTTGCGGACCCAGACACGAACGTATTGAAGTCGCAGCTTACCAACGACAGCTTTCATCGGTACTATTTCTGTTCGCCGACGCAATCGCCCGGCTACAACACGCAGGCGCGCATCACGGCGGGAAATCCGAGTTACACGCTTGGTATCCCGGCACCGATTTCCGCGCCGACTGTGTCGGTTATTGGTGGTTCCGGTTCGACCTATGCGCGTGCCTATGCCTACACATGGGTCAGTGCTTATGGCGAAGAAGGACCGCCGAGCCCGTCAACCCTGACGACCGGCTTCATCAATGGCACATGGAATGTGGTCATTCCTGCCGCGCCGGGCAGCGCCACGACCAACCGCAACCTGACGAACATCAACATCTACCGCACGGTCACCAATGCCAGCGGTGGCTCGACTTATTATTTTGTCGCCCAAGTCGCACTTGGCACGGCGAGCTACAATGACGTTTTGACCGATGTTACCGTGACGGGTAACCCGATCCTGCCGAGCCAGACATGGTACCCGCCGCCGACTGATATGATTGGCTTTGTCTCGCTGCCCAACGGCATGATGGCTGGCTGGCGGCTTAATGCCAACGAAGTCTGGTTCTGCGAGCCATATCGCCCGCACGCATGGCCCAGCGCCTACACCATCGGTGTTGATGCGAACGTGGTCGGTCTGGGGGTGGTCGGTCAGACGCTTGTCATTCTGACGCAGGGCTTCCCCTATTCAGCTACCGGCATCAATCCGTCCAACATGGCGCTCTCCAAGATCGCCACGTTCGAACCCTGCATGTCGCGGGGCGGAATTGTTTCCACAGCGACCGGCGTGTTCTACCCGTCGCCCAACGGCATTTGTCTGGCTGCTTATGGCATGGTGCAGAACGCCTCACTGCCGTTGGCAACCAAGGACCGCTACAACGACTATCTGATCCCTGCGTCCCTGCGTTCTGCCAAACTGGCGGCGAGCTATTACACGTTCGGGTCTTCGCTTTATGGCGGCTTCTATCCGGGGGCCTTCAACAATAATGCGTTCTCCATGGCGAACACGACCGGGGCAACGCAGGGGGCGCTTATCAATCTCGGCGACCCGCGCGTAGCGTGGACCGAGCTTCAACAGTCGGTGAATGTGGACAATGTCCTCACGGATTTTTGGTCCGGTGAAATCTTTTTGATACAGAATGGCGTGGTCGGCTGGTTGGACATGACCAGCGCGGGCATCACCGGCTCTTATCTCTGGCGCTCGAAAGAGTTTCAGATGACCGAAAAATCAAATCTGAAGGCGATGAAAATTTCCTTCGACAGCACCATCAACGATCCGACTTTCGTGCATAACACGGTCAGGAATACCAACAATCCGCAGATACTTGGAGCGGGCCAATACGGGCTGATCCGCTTCTATGGCGACGGCAATCTGATGATGACGCGCGAAATCTGGACCGACAATGAGATCATGCTGCTGCCTGCTGGCTACAAGGCGGATTTTGTTCAGTTCGAGATTGAGGCGAGGGTGCGGGTGCAAAGTCTTCAGGTTGCCACCAGCGTCAAAGCACTGGCAGGTGTCTGATGGCACTGACTTGGCCCACCATCCCTGAACCCGGCACCGACGACCAGTCCCAGACCGCGTGCCTACTGCAGATCAAGAACGTGGTCGAAATGCTGACCAAACAGCGTCCCGGTGCGCCTTACACTATCGCGCGGGTGTTCAAGCAGTCGCTCGCGCCCGGTGCAGTGAACTCCACCATCATGGTCCAGCAGCTTCTCGATGGGGATATCTGGATCGACACCGGCAACAATTACCTTGTGAAAATCTGGGACAAGCCTACGCAGGTGTGGGTACCCATTGCATGAGGACGGGCAGAATCGTTTTCGGGGCGCATTACGGGGTGCCCATCGCTGCCGCTTGCAAGACGCTCTACGATCCCGAGATTGATCGCTGCCTCGCCACTGTGGACGGCGAAACGATTCGTGGTGGCTTTATTTTCCGCGAATACACAGGTCCGGGCGGTTCCATTCAGGTTCATATGGCTGGTTTCTTACCCAAGTGGGTAAGTCGGGACCTGCTGTTTAATGTCGGTAATTACGTCTTCAACCACTGCCAATGCCGCAAGCTGTTCGGTCAGGTGCCGGAACACAATACGAAAGCACTTGCCATGAATCTCAAATTGGGGTTGAAAAAGGAGTTCTTCCTTGAGGGGGTCTTCCCTGATGGGGGGTGTCATGTTTTGAGCATGACCAAGGAAGAATGTTCGTGGCTCAAGCCACCGCTGAAGGGGGTCACTAATGGGTAAGCCGAAGGCACCGCCACCGCCCGACTACACCCCCATTATGCAAGCATCCATGGCCCAGACGCAGGTTTCCGCGCAGGCGGAAGCCGCGCAGGAAGCCATGGCGCAGAAGCAGTATGATCTCGCTTCACAGCAATATGGCGTTCAGAACCAGCAGGCGCAGCAGCAATACGATCTCTCCAATCAGGAATTTCAGGCCGCGAAAGCCGCGCAGGATCAGCAGTATGGGCTGGCCCAGCAGCAGTTTCAGTGGGGCCAGAACGTCTATAACCAGCAGGCCGCGCAGAACCAGCAGGTCATAAACGCCGACATTGCCGCGCAGCAGGCGCAGCAAGCAGCCGCGCAGCAGGCGCAGCAGCGGTACCAGACGGTCTATCAGCCGCTTGAAGATCAGGCTGTGCAGTACGCGCAGGGTTATGCTTCGCCCGAGCGCACCCAGCAGATGATGGGTGCGGCATCGTCTGACGTTGGTACCCAGTTCGACCAGCAGCGGCAGGCCGCAGCGGCGAACCTCGAATCGTTTGGCGTGGACCCGTCTTCGACACGCTACGCGGCGCTGGACGCGAACGTGCGGACGCAGCAGGCAGCATCGCAGGCAGCGGCGGCAAATCAGGCCAAGCTGCAGACCGAAGCAACTGGCCAGTCGCTCATTGCCAACGCCATCAACGTGGGGCGTGGTCTTCCCGGTCAGGCACAGTCTGCCTATGGCGGCGCGGTCGGTGCTGGCGGCGGTGCGGTCGGTGCTGGTGCCCAGACGGCGGCGACCGGTGCTTCGCTCATGGGTACCGCGCCCGGCTATTATGGCTCGGGCAATTCGCTCTATGGGGCCATGGGTCAGGGC